TTTATCGGAGAGACGGTTATCGGATCAATTCATCCGTTAGATCCAGAGGGATTCATGCGGGTTACTGTGCCATGGTCAAATGTGACTATTGTACCGCTCGTGCCAGATACCGTTGATGGGTTCTCTCCATTCCGTGAAGCAGAGTTAAAAGTGCAGCAAGAACAATTAAAGCGCCTTGATGGACGCTATAATCTATATCTCGAAGATTAACAAACCCGTTTCATCATCTGCCGGATATGCTTCCGGATACTAACATTCTTCTCACCTTTTAACCGGGCTTTCAGAACGTCGATAAGTGTTTCCTCGGTTATTACGAACCTTTTGCGGGTGATTCTCCCGACTTTTAACAGATACATTATTACCTGTAAGCATATTTTTCACCACACACTTATACTTTTTGCAGTCCAATAGTAGTATGCCCATCACGGGTAACCCTAATCCTTCGCCCGATGCATCACTCAACACCGGAGGCTCCGAGCAGCAAGGGAGCACGGTCACTCTGCAGCACATCCGGGCGCTTGCTATTGCGTTCAACAACTCGCGTTTCTTCGAGCTGGAAAGTGGCGATCTTCTGATCCAGGATGTGCCGCTGCTCGCTGAAGGTGAATGGACAGATTCAGCACAGAAGACCCCGCTTCTCTATCCGGCAAAGACTCTCGAAGCGTACGCCGGGAACTGGCTCAAAAAGACCGGGTATAACCGTCATATGGGCGGTGTTCCCCGCGATGAGAGCAACCGGGTAAGCGAGGCAATCAACCCGCATTTTGATCATTTCGTTGATGAGGAGGGCACCACCCGCGCCGCTGTTCTCTCTGATCTCCTTGTCTATGGCAGCACCCCGAGCGGCAGGGCAATGCAGGAACTGATCAAGCGGAAGAATATCAAATTCGTCAGTGTCGAGCACGGGGGCGATGAAGTGGAGAACCCGCAGACCCGCCGTATGGAAGCCGCGTCTCTTGTTTTCAACGGTTTTGCCTTTGTGAACAAGGGTGCCTGCAAGGTTTGCAGGATCAACGAGGCTCCAGCCGATGAGACAACCCCGGCAGACAAGCCGGTGGAGCAGGAAACTATGGCAGACACAAAAGAACTCGAAGCAATGTTCGCCGCACAGGGAGCCCAGATCAAAGAGCTCTCTGAGGCGATCAAGGCACAGAAACCCGCCGAGGTCAAGGTCGAGATCCCCAAGGAACTCGCAGAGGAGATCGCCGGACTTAAAGCAACCGTCAAGGAGCTTTCAGCCCGTCCGGCACCCACAGCCACGGCACCGGAACAGCCCAAAGAACTCGGCGCAGTGGAGCACTTCGCCGTATGGGACCAGAAGAATGGGACCGTAACAGGAGCCTGAAATGGCAGCAACAGTACCAGTCGGATTCGACCCCAAACCGATCCACCTCGGCCTGACCATGACGTTCACGGCTGCGACCAAAGTCCTTTCCGGGCAGATCGTATCGTTCGCAGCGACCGGTGTGAGCCGGTCCTGTATACCAGCAACCAGCTCAACCGGCGCACCCATCGGAGTCGCCTTCCAGGAAATCGCCGCAGGAGCGATAGGCACGATCCTCATGCAGGGCTGTGTGTGCAAGATCGAGCTGTCCGCAGATGACGGGACCGCAGATGCAGGGGACTGGATCGGTGTGTCCACCGTTGCAGGCACCGGCATTGTCCGTGACCCCGCAATCCAGGCACACGACACCATTGTCGGTCTGCAGAACGCCATCGGTCTCGTACTCGACGATATCGCCGCCGGCGCTTCAACCGTTGGCGGGAAAGGCTACATCCTGATTCAGACATCCTGCCCGGTGTGTGCAGCGAGCTAAGGAGGAACGAAAAATGTCTTTTATCCACTCCCGCAGACTCTCCACCCTGCTCGCAATGGAGCGCATGGGTCCGAGCGAATTTAAGCGCAGCCTTGAGAAAACAATACCGGCCCTGTTCAGAGATACCACCGGACGGGAGCTCGCATACGCAGACGGAGATGGAAAAATCATCCCTGTCCGTGAACTGCTCCAGTCGGAAGCCCTGGCAGCAACCGGCCTGATACCAACCGAAGTATACGGGACCATCATTGAAGGCTCCGAGCCGGCAAAGTGTTTCCGTGACTTCCTCCCTATCTATCGAATGAATAGCGCAGTCCTCAAAGTACCGTATGGTGAAACCGGCACCTATGCGGGCAAAGTGACCGAAGGGTCCGAAATCCCAATCGAGACCCAGACCTATTCCGTGGCAACCTTCACCGCCTACAAGTACGCGGTGCGTCCCATGATCACCAAGGAAATGATGGCAGACGCCTCGTTTGACGCAGTTGCCGCCGAGGTTCGCAAGGCAGGGTGGCGTGTTGAGAATGCCCTCAACTATGCCGTTATGGAAGCATTCATTGCGGCAAGTGCAGGCGATGCATCCACCTATGACACGGACTGCGGGGGCTCCGGCGCAACTCCGCTTGCATTCGCCGGGAAAGCAATGGGTACCATGATCGGACGCGGGTTTACCCCGACCGACCTGATCACATGCCCTGTGTTTTATGGGGCCGTGATGCAGACATCTGCAGCCCTTGCGAACCAGGTGGGTGTCGACATGACCCGTGGCGGTCAGCTCGGCAAGTTGTTCGGGATGGATTCACATCTTCTCGGAACGACGCAATCAAACGCAGCCGCATCAACCTCATGGCTGTTTGCTGCTAACGGTAACCACGGCGCACTCCTGATCGACCGGAATGCAGCCGGCGGTATCGGAATGAGGGAAGATGTCAGCGTCGAACAGTTTTCTGACCCGGTCCGCGACCTTGTCGGTATGATCGTGAAAGGACGGTTCGATGCCCAGTCGTTCGTTGTCGGCGCCCAGCAGTGGGTCCAGTACTGAGCTGAGGGGGGAAACCCTCTCATGCTTTGTACTGTCGGAAATGAGGACCTGACCCGCACCCAGGCACGGGATGATGCCGATGCCGCATACGATGAGGAATACCGGCTGACCCATATCATGAGCAGCCCGATTGAGCCGGGCACGGCTCCGCGAGAGATCGAATTGGGGCACGAATATGGCTTACTGCACGACGACTGACGTTTACCTGGAAGCCGGCACGAGTCTCGGCACAATCCAGATTAACGATATCACCAGCATGATCACCCGCAGTGATGCGGAGATCGCCGATATCCTTACCATCAAGGGCGTATCGGCACCGTCATCCTCATCGCTTTTAAAGACAGCCTCGATCGCTCTGACCATCGCCAAGATCAAGCGGAGGCAGTCGCAGGAACTCAGCCGGACGAACTCCGCATCAATCGGGGGGGACATCTCATACTCCGTGTCTCCTGAAACCGAAGCAGCGGCGTATGAAGCGAAGGCCAAGACCGCGATCGACCAGTATGCACTCTCTCTTGGCGGTCGGTTTGGCGTCAGGCTCACCACCGGGGGCAGGTAATGGTCCTCCCGGCAGTGTTCCTGATCCATTCAGCAACCCTCGTTCACACTACCGTTATGGGCGTGGATGCATACGGTCAGCCCGGTCCGACAACCACGACCAGCACGACAGTATCGTGCCGGTTCGTCTCCCCGCGTGAATCCATGCGAATGGGCAACCGTTCCGTACCGTTCATTGCCAGCACACCTCGCGTCCTGTTGCCAGCCGGTACAGCCGTATCAGAAGGCGATACCCTGACCAGCACGGAGACCGGGTATGCCGAGACGTTCCGCATTAACAGCGTGAATATCTCATACGAGGCAGCCGTGAAGACCGTCTCGCACATCTCCTGCGATATCGTGGCGGTGGTCTAATTGGAAGGAGAAAGAGATGTGAATCTTACTGATCACGATCTCCTGATCAGGATTGATGGGAAACTCGACGGCGCTCTTATCTGCATATCAGATCACGAAACCCGGATCAGGAAGGTAGAGAACAACTTCCTCAAAGTTCTTGGTATCGGTGCACTTGCCGGATTCGTTACCGGGTGGATCAGCCGGTTCTTTGGAGGTAATCCGTAATGGCGGGTTTCTCGTTCGATTTCTCTGATTTTACCAACCTCAGCCGCGACCTGGATAAGATCGCACAGGGTATTGCCAGGAACGAACGGGCAGCCGTCAGGGCAGCCGGGCAGGCATACCAGCACGACGTTCAGGTACTGGCGCCGGTCGATACCGGCCAGTATCGGGCGTCTATCCGTACTGATCCGGGGGAAGATATGGGGCGGCCAGTGTCCCTGATAGGTACTCCCATGCCTCAGGCGTGCCGTCTCGAGTATGGGTTTGTAGGTCCTGACCGGCTTGGCAGAGTCTATCACCAATCACCCCGCCCGCACTGGAGGCCGCCGTTCGACCAGAACAAAGAACATTACCGGGATATCATGATCGGAATGCTCGGCGGCAAACCCTATTCGGAGGGCGTATGAAAGATCCCGTGCTCGCTATTATCACCCGCCTGAAAGC